GCATGTTGATCGTCACTTGCGCCTGCTTTTGTAGGCCATAAGTTTTCTGATCCCACCTTTCGGCCAGCCATTGCCGAGTGCGGATGCGCTGGACGTCGCGCTGCGGATTGCTGTCGGCCATGCTGTCCGCGATGTCCATAGTCTCCACCGCGAGCTTATCGGCGGCTTTCGCGCGCGCACGCGCAATTATATGGGGATCGGCATCCTCCATCCATTGCTCTAGCGCTCTGCGCCCGATACCCAGCTCGTAGCAGATCTGTGTCTGTGACCGGCCATCCTCAAACATGCTGACGATCATGTCATCTGGCAATTGCTCAAGCAATGCCATGTCTTGTCTGAACTTAGGTCTTCCAGGCATCTCTCAGCCCTTTAAAGCCGTTTTGACGCGCTGGACAACCGCCAGCACCTTCTCGCGGATTAAAGCCGCCAATAGCTTAATTTGTCCCATGTTTGAACCTCTCTGCTGCTTTTGAGTTGAACTTGAACTCGGTAGGCTCATTGTCGCTGAATGTCAGGTCATTTTCAAAGTCATCAAATCCTGTTTCGCCACCCAGCTTGGTTGAGCTGAACTTGGTGACTTGTGCTGTCGGGATCATCGCTTTGATCTTTATCACCTCTTGGACGATTGGCTCGACCATGAACACTTCAAGTTCTTCTAGGCTCCAGATGTGCTCATCTCGCAGATCTGTTCTTGATGTCTGGATTGCCAGTGCCTCGCTGATGGTCCTGACGACCACCATGACCTGACCGTTATCCATTTCCCACTCGATTCTCGGAATATCTTTCCCCGCTGGCTGGAACCCTGCTTCGGCTGCCTTGTTGTCCAACACGCCAAACGCCCTGATCATGGACGCCACCGCTGAATCGAATTTGATCTGATCCTTTGCCGCGATGAACTGATGAACTCGACTGTTCTGAATCCAGAATTTCTCTCTGACATCACTGTCTACTAAAGTAATCAGTCGGTTTTCTCCCCACTTCCTATCGCTGGCCGCCTTCACCGCCTCCAGTTCCACCAACTTTGCTTGAACGTGAATCGTCCAAGGATCTGCGCGCTCACTTGGTATCGCCACCAATGGAAGCTGATTCGGTTTTCTCGTTTTCTGTTTCGTTGCCATCTTGTTCTCTCCAATTTATTCAAACGACATTTGTGACATCGCTAGGAGACAAACCTCCGAGTCTTAGACTCTCGGTTTGTCTTGTCGCCTGCGACAGTGACAAAAGGTGACATTGTCTCCATTTGTCTCCATTCTTCTGTATATCCATACAGCATCAGAATGAGTCCTGTAATTCATCTTTTATATCCAGCCAGACCAATTTATCCCTGATTCCGACCTCTCCAATGTCTTGCATTCTTTCTTGGGCACGACTCCATGCTTTGTCAAATGCCTTCTTTTCAAGCGTTGTTGAGTCGTCTGTGACGCCCTTCTTTGACCTGAATTCGGCACGCCAATCGGCCAAATTGGCAACAGTTCTAAGCCTTCCCTCGATAATCTTTTGTATTCCTTTTTGCTTGATGACTGTGTGCAGGCTTTCCATCTCGATTGACTGATTGCGCCCCTTGCCAGCGTTGTTCTTGGCCTTCTTTGACGCCTGATTGACGGCCTCATCGCTGGCTTGGACCGCCAAGCTGACCACAGGGTCGAAGCCGAGGCTTGAGCTGCTGATCTCTATTTCGACCATCTCAAACCCATGTCTGATCCCATCTTGGCCGTCCTTCTGTTTGGTGAGGCTGATGATTCCTTTGGCCTGATCCTCAAACCGCAGGATCTCAAGCTGGGTGTCTACGGCGCCAAGCAGGCTTGAGTGACCGCGCAAACCTTTGGCTAAGTCCTTCCCGCTGTGGTGCAGCACCATCAATGCGCAGGCCAAGAACTCTTGAATCTTGCCCATGCTGGTGATAAATGAACCCATGGCGTCTGAGTCGTTCTCATTGCCGCCGCCAAAGGCCCTTGCCAAGGTGTCGATGATGAGTAGCTGGAACTCGATGCCTGTTGTCTCCACCAGTTGGACCACGGCCATCATCAGCGCGTTGAAGTCCTCGGCGCTTGATCTGAGGTTGAGCTGATGCCTGATGACGTAGATCGGCGCACCTTTGGGCGTGCTGTGGTGGATCTGGCACGCCTTAATCCTTGCCCCCATACCGCCGAAGCCCTCACCGCAGATATATAAGACTGCGCCCTGCTTCTCCACCTCGTTGCCCATCCACGGCCTGCCTGTGGCGATTGCTTCGGCCATGTCGAGTGCGATGAACGACTTGAATGAGCCTGGCGGTCCATAGAGAGCTGTGAATGCTTTCCTTGGCAGGATGCCGTGGATCAGCCACTCGACTGGCTCGTCTTGGATGTCGTCCCATGCCTCGATGTTGACTGTCTTTGGCGGCTTGGCTTCTTTTGTTTGGGTTTGTTTGGTGGATGGCTCTCCCGCGAACTCATGCTCAATTTCTGCCTGTTTCTTTACATGATCTTCTTCATGTGTATAGATTTCGCTGTTTTTTGTACTTGATGGCGCATCCAGCTTCAGCGCGTTGAGTCTTTCGGGAACCGTTACATCGTCAATGCTGGTCACCTTGAACGCCGCCTTGACCAATGCCACAAGGTCATCTCTTTGCTTGCTGTATTGGTGGACGAACTCGTAGGCGTCATCCGCTGTGTTCGGAAGTTGTAAATCTACAACCTTGACGTTCTTGGCGATGGGCAGGATGGCTTCCACGGCCTTCTGCGCGTAGCGCCAGCCAGGCAGATCGTTGTCGGGCACGATCACCACATTGGCGCCAGCGAAGTACTCTGTGATGGCCTCCGGCCAGCTTCCCGCACCGGTGTGAGCAGTTGTTGCCGTGACACCTATGCTTATCAGCGCGTCTGCGGCCTTCTCGCCCTCGACCACATAGATGATGCGCCCCGCAGTCTTCGCGTCCAGCAATTCGGGCAACTTGTAGGGGACTATTCTGGCGTCCCCAAGCGTTGGATGTCTGCGGCCATCGGGGTCTACCTTGTACAGCCTGTAAGTCTTGCCCGACTCGCCAATCTTCATGCGCTGCTTGACGAACACCGTGGTGCGGTCCTCGTCTTGGTACTCCCACTCCTGATCGAACTTGATTTGCGGCAAAGGCTTGATGTTTGCCAGCGGGTCGGGTCTCTCTTCCAGCTCAGGCAGCAGCCTCATGTCCTTGATGGTGTTGAAGACGTCTTCCTGAGTGCACCCACCGTGGCAGTGGAACAAGGGTTTGCCGTCATCGTTGATGCTGATGCTGAGTGAGGGATTCTTGTCTCCATTGCCCTTGCCGTGGCCTGGTACTGGGCAACTTGCTACCCACTGGCCGTTGGCTTTCTTTGCGTTGCCGAGCTGCTTGGCTATTTGTTCTGCTTGCATTTATTTATCTTTCTGTGAGGATTCGCCATGCGGTTGCTGCGCATAGTGGAACTTGTCCATTTCCAAGGGCTTTAAGTCTGTCCACCCTAGCGGCCACCCCATCAGCCACTCGACCCATGGCGGGTTCAGAGGACCACCAACCTGTGCCGCGAGGGGTATCTCGTTCCTGGCGTATTCCGAGGGACTTCCGCTGTCTTTGTACATCCGCTGTACTGGCGTGGGCCAAAGTCTTGGGTTGTTCACTTGGTCCACCAATCTGATCTGGATGGGTTGGCCGTTCTCTCGATGATTCTTGCCCTGCTTGAGGAGGCCGCGTGTCCCCCCCCCCCCCCAGTGTCTGGCGTTCGCCACAATCCAGATGCGGTCGCGTTGATGCGGTGCTCCGACATCTGCCGCTCCCATAACAGTCCACCGCGTGTCATACCCGAGGCAGGATAAATCGCCAAGGACTCGTCCGAGTCCTCGATGAATGAGCATTGGGCTGTTTTCCACGAATACGAATCGGGGTCGAACTTCGCTAACCACCCGCGCCATGTGATACCACATGGAGGAATGCTCTCCATCGAGTCCTGCGCCTCGTCCTGCGATGCTGATGTCGGTACATGGAAAGCCTCCAGATACGACTTCAGCAATGCCTCTCCATGGTGTTCCATCAAAGGTTTGTACGTCATCCCAAATCGGGAAAGGCGGGAGAATGCCGTCATTTTGTCTGGCGCACAGTACGCTTGCTGGGTATGGTTCCCACTCGACTGCGCAGACTGTTCTCCATCCAAGCAGTTTTGCGGCAAGTATTCCTCCACCAGCGCCTGCGAATAAAGCCAACTCATTCATGTTTTCCAATTCAATTTTTTTAGAGGAAAAAAAAGCCGAGGCTGTTACACCTCGGCACTTGACTGATGTCAGTTAAAACATTTCGTCTTCACTGGCGGCCACAGCAGCCGCCGCAGGCGTTGGCTTCGCCACAGGGGCAACAAACGGCGCAGGAGCTGGCGCAGCCTGGGCCACGAACTCGGCATCAGACTGGTCCATACCGGCAGGCTTGTCAATCCACGACACCAGATTAAATGCTGGGATGCGTGTCGTGCCCTTGCCGATCTTCTCTAGCTTAGAGCCTGTGTACTCAAGCACTGGCATCTTTCCAGGGTTGGCTGCACGCTGTGCCGCGCAGGCCGTGTACATCTGCTCAAGGCCCATGTTGGGGCCAACACCGTTAGAACTCCACTCCACTGTGCCCAGTTCCTTGTTGTAGAACTTGACGATGAAGCCGCGCTTGTGTTCGGGGGACGGCTGTGGACCTTTACGGCCAAGCTCTGCATCAGCATTCCACTCGCGCACACCGACACCCAGCAACAGCCAGCCTGTTTGCACGGCGTCGATGTCGAACACCACCTTCTTGAGTTGGATTTCCTCGCCAAGGTTGTTGGTCCAGGCATTTGCCTGAGGGGAGAAGCGGATGTAGTTACCAGAGCCGCCACCAGAAGAGAGATTTAGCATTTTGCGTTTCGCTTTCAAAAGTTACAGGGGTTGTGATTATTGACTCAAGCCGCGATCTCTCGCAAGCGTCAAGCCACTTGATACCTTGGCCGTGAGATCGTCCAAGATAACTCTTTGATCCTTTGGAAGCAGTTTCTCTGCCGCCGCTGGAGTAATTAGGTTTGTTTCGAAGATGTCGGTGTCGGATAAACCCGCAGCAATTAATTCGGCACGCGCATTGGATTCATCAAGCCACTTACGGCTGGCGCGTTTGGGTTGCAACTGCCAGCCAGGCACGACCATGCCGTCCTTCTCCATCGCTGACATTGCATGATCACGCACCGCGTCAATAAACTTCTCCACCATCGGCGCGCGGTCCAAGATGTCGCTGATCTGCTGCGGTGTGAGAGCCAACATCACTTGTTTGACGTCATCTTTCTTGAGCGCTGTGATGTCTGGCTGTGCCGCCACCACGTCAAAAGATGCCTTCTGTGCACTGCAAATAGTCTTGGCGGGACACCACTGACAGGCTGACTCTGATGGCGCGTAGCGAGGAGCCTGGCTCACAGCATCTTCAATAGCAGGCAGCATGACTTGTGTCTCCCACACGCCAAGCTCATCAGCTGACATGCGGTGGATACGTTTGTCGCCATGGTGCGGCTGAATGATCTGGAACTCGACCTCCTTGACTCGCAGGTTGTTGATCTTCATGGCGCCCAAGGCGTAGATCTTCATCTGCTCGCTGTCGGCATCAACGTAGCCGCGCCCTGTTTTCAGATCCGCGATGGTGAGCTTCTCTTTGGTGATGGACCAGCCAACCACGTCAGCAGTGCCTTGCAGGCTGAATGCGGGTGTGTCGTACAGCTTGAACAACTGCTCTACCTTGACGTGCCCCAGCTCGTCCTGAATGGCCCAAATGGCTTGCAGGTGCTCCAAGGCGAACTCGCAGTTCTCCTCTGTCATGGTGATGCCCTCGACCTGCTGCCCGACAAACTGCATGGGGTTGGTGTCAAGCTGGAAACATGTCTCGGCCAGCGCGTGAATGGCTGTGCCAATCTTGGCGGCCTCCCCACTCTCTTGGTAGGGGACAAGGGTTGAGAGCCGCGCAGAGGCTGGGCAGGCGATCCAGCGCGAGGCAGAGGATGGCCGCAGTTTGAGTTGTTTCATTCTTGGTCTTCGTTGATGTTGTTGTTGATCAGCAGGACATAGGCGATCTTTCGCACCTCGTTGCTGGCTGCGTGCCCCAAGTCTTCGGGGTCCAGCAAGCGCTTTAAGAAGACGATGTGCTGCTGATTGAGCTTGCGTTGGCGCTCCAGCTCAGTGCCGAGCCAGATGATGTGCTCACGCATGGTTTGGCGCTCTTTGTCATCCATAGTGCTTGCCCCAATATGCGATGAGACTGGCGTCAGATCTGCCGTCATCCTTGACTCGTTTGAAGTCAGCCTGGTTGTCTGGAAACAGTTCCATGGCGCGTGATCGGCTGGCATCTTTGCCGGCGCCTCGGTGCACGGCCTTCACCCAAGTGGCTGGCGCCACATAGGTCACAGGCAGTTTGAATGCGGCAAGGATGCCCTCGATCATGCCGAATGAACGGCCAAAGCTGAAGACGCTGGTGACGCCCTGACCTGCCATGGCTCCCACGCGCTCGCAGTAGACATGACAGTCTTTGCCAGAATACAGGTACAGCAGGTCGGCCAGCTCGGTGGCAGAAACTTGCCGCTTGGCTTTGCCGTTGCGCTCCACCGTCATGGTGGGCATGTCGAATATCTTTAAGCTCTCAGGCGAGATGACGGCGATTGCGCCAGAGAGGCCAGGGTCCACGCCAATGATGTATTTGCTCATTTGACGGCGTCTTCCATGGCTTGGTTGATGACCTTCAGACGCGCTGAGATGAGTGCATCTGCGGCTTGGTCCAGCTTGATGACGCTGCCGTAGAGTGGCTCTGTGATGCCGTTGAGCCAGCGCGAGACTTGTGCTTGGTCGATCTCTGCGACTCGGCAGACATCGCTCATCTTGTACCCAGCCGACTCGGCCTTGTACTTGATGTCGTGGATTGCTTGTTGTGAGACTTTCATGTTTAGAATGTTAACCATGTTTTGTGGAAAGCGTCAAGTGTACAGCGAAAAAAGGGGGCTGACTCACGCCAACCCCCATAAGGCAACTGCTGGTGGAGAAAACCAGCAAGCCAATTGTAGGGGATGAATACCCGACAAGTTTGTGGGGATTAAATTATAATTGTTGATGACTTGTGCAAATCGTTTATGATTCAACCATCAACAACGCAACCCCAAGGAGATTTCCAAATGACAAACGCAACACAAACAACTGCTCAAGAAGAACGCAACATCAACATGTATGGCATTGCTGATATTGATGCTTATGTGGAATCTGTCAAAGAATCCATCACATACCAATTC